AGTTTTCAGGGCAATTGGCGAAAACAGACAGGTCAAATGATGCTTTTTCAGCTTTTCCTGATTCGATAATGGTATCAATGAAGCCTTTTTCCTTCATTTCCTTTGCAGTCAACCAAGTTTCAGCGGCCATCAGGTCGCGCATTTCGCGCTTGCCGATCTTGGTTTTTGCGGTGTAAGCGTCGAGCAAGTTGCCATCGATCTTTTCAAGGAGCTCGGCGGTTTCAATCAGCTGTGTCCTGTTGCCGGCCACGACCGTCCATGAGTTGTGGATCATCATCATGGTGTTTTGGTACGCTTCGACCTTCTTACCACTCATTGCCAGCACAGAGGCCATTGACGCGGCCAGGCTTTCAATTTTGATGTTCACGCCGCCAGGATGGTTTTTGAATGCGTTGAACAAGGCCATCCCATCCCACACATCTCCACCCGGAGAGTTTATCCTGGCCGTTGGGGTTTTTTCTTTCATCCCGGCAAGCGCCCTGACAAGTTCGCCTATATCGTTGTACGGCCAGCCGATAACGTCATAGATAAATATTTCAGGACTATCGCTCGCCAGGTTATTGATCGTGTACCACTCCGGTCTATTGAGGGGCTTTTTCCAGTGTGCGGCCACGACTTCGGCGTTTTTCTGGTTTCGGTAAGAGAGTTTCATTTTTTGACCTCTGCTGCGCCCCCGGTATCCTTTGTGGTACTGGTTCTGGTGCGATATTCATCACCACCATCGTATGGATTCGCCTCAAGCATTTCACGAACTTCATTTGGAGAATATATTTCAGTGTTTATGCCAATCTGGAACGCCTCCATCTGATCACGAAACGAACCACGAAGTAGTGAACGGGCCTCAAATTTGGCGTACAGCGTCTTTTTTTCCTCTTCGTTCAGCAAATCCCGGTAGATTGCCTGCTCGATGTTGATGATGTACGGCATCAAAGCGTAAATGACGAAAGCGATAGAAAATTGCTCGGAACTGGCAAAAGTCGCCGTTTTGTCCTCAGATGTCATGATCGACAGTGGCAAAGAGAAGAAAAGATCGACTATTTGACGATGTTGGAAACGGCGAGCCTCAAGGAATTGAGAATCGATTGAGGTCATGCCCATCTTTGTCCAGGTCACACCGTTTTCAAGCAGTGCGGCCTTGTGAGCGTTCTCTACCGATGAATAGTTGTTATTGAAATCGTCAAGAAACGCCTGCGCCTTTGTCCGGTCCTTAAACAGTTGGCCGGCTGGCATTTGCAAAACCCCACCGATGTTCGTACCGTGGCTGAACAGTTTCGCGCCGTGCTTCTCGGTTGCCAACTCAAGGCCGATAGATTCTCGGGCATAAGCGATTGGATTGAGGCCCATGAATCCGTCGAGCGTCAGGCCGCGCAAGTGCATTACCTTGTTGCCGGGGATAAGATCGACCTGTCCGCCCGCGCTCTGACCTATACCGTAAGATCCAGCGCCCGGCATGGCGCGGGAAGCAGCGCCCGGCATACCCCCCGTTATTTGTCTCAACAGTTCCCGCCGCTCTGATCTCGGCAATCCCTGTTGCGCAAGTATTGATTCAACTTTTCTAAGAGAGGCATTCGAGGTGCTATCACTCCCGGCGTCTTCTACAATCTCGTCGGCTGGAAGGAGAGAAGATGCAAAACCAGCATCAACGGCCGCTTGACCTCCCATCCAGGTTTCGGCATCCATCATTTTTTCGATATCTTTTTTCTTTTTGCCAGTTGATTCAGCGTAAAGATCGGCCATAACCCCGTCAAATTCATCAAGGACGGTTGCCGCTTCGCGCAAATCGTGACGGTTGCCAATGGCAAACACCCAAGCATTGTGGATCATCAAAAATCCGGTCTTTGCTACCTGGATCTCGTCGCCTGACATGGCAATAACAGAAGCGGCAGAAGCGGCCAGGCCGACAACCTTCACCGTTATTTTATACGGATGTTCGCGCAGTAGATTGTAGATGGCTATTCCTTCGAAGAAGTCCCCGCCCGGTGAGTTTATCGACACAACAACATCCCTTTCGCCAATGGCCCGCAATGCCACCTCATGAGACGCAACGGCAAGAACGTTGAAAAGGCGACAGACCACAATATTTATCGACTTCTGCATGACGCTCCAAACTCTTGGATGACTCCTTCCGAGTTTTGGGGAATGGCTTCGGCTTGTCTTGATCTTCGGGGAAATTTCTTTGCTTTGAAATCAGGGGTAGAAGGTCGGCAAATAAAAGAGCTTATCCCTGTTCCAATGGGAGCTGTGCAAGAGGTTATCCACACTCCTGATTATGGGCTTTTTTACAAGATCAACGCCGAAGTGTCGAGAATTGCCGACATGAAGGCGCAGCTCGAGGCCCTTGAGACGGCCATCGCCCGAAGTCAATTCCAGGGTGGCGGTTCTTCCAGCCTCAACAGGGCGCAGCAGGAGCACGAAAAAGCCTGGTGTAACTGGTTTCGCAAGGGCATTAGCGATGGCCTGAAGGATTTAGCAATCAAGGCGGAAGTTTCCACTCTGAGCGACCCGGACGGCGGATTCTTCACCGCCCCCCCGACTGTCGAGGCGGCTATTGATAGAGTAGCTGGCACCATGTCGGCAATGCGGAGAATTTGCCGGGCGATGACCATCAACTCTGCATCCTATGAGAAGTTCGTTAACCAAGGCGGTAATACTCACGGGTGGGTTGGAGAAAAACAGGCACGAACCGAGACTGACACTCCGACAGTGGCCAAGATAGTGTTGAACGCCAAAGAAATCTATTCAATGCCGAAGACCACGCAGACCCTTCTCGACGATTCCATTCGTGATATCGGCGCATGGCTGGCCGACGAGGTTTCTCTCGATTTCGCAGAAGCAGAGGGCGAAGGTTTTGTAAGCACAGGGACCGGCGTTGAATCACCGCAGAGCCTTAACTCTGTGACCAAGATTGCCAACGCTTCATACGCATGGGGCAAGATCGGTTTTATTACGAGCGGGCATGCTACACTGTTGCAAGACCTCGACGCCATGCTCGATGTTGAGCTTGCACTGAAAGCGGTATACTTGGGCGGTGCATCTTGGTTAATGAATCGGTCAACCGCGACGGTCATCAGAAAATTTAAGACCGGTGACGGCCAGTATCTTTGGCAGCCTGGCCTTATCTCCGGCCAGCCGAACACATTCAACGGCTACCCTGTAGAGCTTGATGACAATGTTGACTCGGTAGCTGCCGGGAAGTTTCCAATCTATTTTGGCAACTTCAAGCGTGGCTATCTGATCATTGACCGCCAGGGTATCAGGGTAATCCGCGACAACCTTACCGAGAAAGGCCGGGTGTTGTTTTACACCACCAAGCGCGTTGGCGGCGGTGTGGTAATGTACGAGGCAATCAAAGCCCTGAAAATTTCCGCATAATCTAATGGGCTGGTGACACCGCCCTGAAACAATACGAGGTAGAGAAAATGAAAGACCTGTACAACAATATCAAGATTGCAACGATGCTCGACCCGATTACCAGCGGGAACGGTACGGCGGCCGGCGCCTTGATTGCGGACCTCAAAGGATACAATTCGGCTGTTTTCGTCTGGCACCTGGGCCTGGCCGGTTCAACTCTCGACGGTTCAAACTATTGGACCCTGAAAATGGAACATGCCGACGATGACGGCACCGGGACCGATACAGCCGGGAGCTACGCCAACATTGCGGCTGCTGATGTTCAAGGAGTTACCCCGGCAAGTGGCATTGTGGTCACCGCCGATGCTATGACCGAGGATAACCTTATTTATAAGGTCGGTTATGTCGGCGGGAAGAGGTTTGTCAAACTGACCATTGCCGAAACCGGCACCGGTCCTGACTTGCCACAGTCTCTTGTGGTAATTAAGGGCCATCCGGTCAACGTACCTGTACTGTAAACGATTCCTTAAATGGATACTCTGCGCGGTCTATCCCGGCCGCGCAGGGGCAACCAATCATAATGGGTGGGAAAATGCCTTACGTACCGAAAGTTTATAGAAAAAATGGCGGTGACACGATGGTGGTAGCTGCCGGTGGTGAAGTAATCATGGAGCCAGGGGCGCTTCTTCAACTAGCAAACCCGACCGGGGCCGCCGACTATGTGGTTGATCTAAACGTGTCGGCAACAGGTGACGGATCTCTCGCTGCTCCGTTTTCAACAATTGCCGAGGCCATAGCTGCAAGCAACACCAGTATCGGCCTTACCGCAAATCGATGGTGGGCACGACGTAACCGTATTTTCGTCATGGGCGACGGCATTACCGAAAGTTTGACGGTTTTACCGGAGAAATGTGACATCATCGGGTTTGGTTCTGACCTGTACCCATTCCCACGAATTACCGGAAGACACACTATTGCCGTGGCGAAAGTCGGCTGTCGATTCATCAATATCGGACTCCAGGCAAGTTCTGCAACCGATGTTATGACTTTACCTGCAGGATGTCACGGATTCCAGTTCCTTGGCGGCCAGTTAGTACCGGCAACG